ACTTAAAACATCTACAAAGACAAAAGAAAGTTATTAAAGGTATGAATGGATTCTACTTAAATGACCATTTATTAGGAAAAGATTTAAAAGACTCGGTTAAAAATATTTTAAAAGACAACAGTTTATTAGAATTAGTATATGCCGCATTAGGATAAAAACATGACAACAGAACAGTTCTACCAGAGTACAATTATAAAGCTTAATGAGAACGCCACTACCGATAAAATCAGTTTAGATAAAGGAAGGTTTTGCGTTTTAGCTAATAATGTAACTAACAGGCTTATAGAAGTGTTTCTAGACAGGAAATTTGAAGATGATATAAGATACATTCAGAAAATATTAGTTCACGATTTATCTATATCATCTTCAAAAAAACTAAAAGACTTCGCAGAATTCAGTCTACCTAAAGACTATTTTGATTTCTCTAACTTATTTTGCACGGCCACTAAAGACACCTGCGAAAGAAAAAAAGTAGATTGCTTTGAAATTAAAGATGATGATACTAATGGAATACTCAGAGATTCTAATAATAATCCATCTTTCAAGCATAGAGAAACACCTTTTCATTTAGCATCTGATAAAATCATTATCTACACTTCAGATGACTTTACCATCGATAGAGCAAATCTTTCCTACTATCGTTATCCAATCCAAGTTGGTCTTCAAGACCCAGAAAATCCAGAGAGTGAGTTTAATTCAAATAATCCAGAATTCGACGATAAATTTATGAACAGAGTAATAGATTTATTAGCAGCAGAATTCTTGTTGAACACAGACGATCCAAAATACCAAGCAGAAAAACAAAACGCAATAACAAAAAATTAATTTAAACAAAAAACAATAGAATGGCAACAGCGGGAGCATTAGAGAGAGACTTTTTCATCCTAGATGGTAAGACTCTAACAACAGGTGGTTCTTTAAATGTAACTAATGGCGTACTAGCCATTGTTAGTAACGATAATAAAGAGCTTACACAAAACGGAAGAAAAGTTTACTCAACTTTCACAGGACAATCAAAAGATAAATCATTCGATTTGCTTGTAGGAGCGTTCGACAAACCAGTTTCTCAATACACTACAAATAAAGCATATGAGAGCCAGACTTTCAGAATTGCAGATATTGAGGATATTAGAGTAGAGGTTCCAAATAGAACAGGTATTGAAGTAGATGATTTTATCATAGGATATAATGGCCGACCAGGAACAGAAATTGTTGTAGGAGAAAGAACTTCTACAGGAATTGATATCACTTTAAGCGGAGATCCAATTTATAACTTAGGATATAAAGAAGGTTCAACAACAGTGAGACTTGATTTACAATATCCTTATCTAGATGATGACGGAGTATGTATTGATTGCGCCAATGGTGTAGTTACAATGCAGGAGTTAATTGAGAATGCCGTGGCTGAATTTAATGCTACAAAATTATTGGGCGGCGTACCTATTACAGATTATGTTGACGCATTAGTTGTTAACAGTCTAAATGGAGCATTAGAAGATACAGTTGATTATCAGTATTACAATTTAACTTTGTTTGATAATGGAGATTCAACTGCCTTAGCCAGAGTACAAGCACAATACCCACTTTACAAAGTTGTAAGAACAGATGAAGTTTCAGGGAACCAAACAGTTTATACTCTACAAGCTCCAGTGGGAACAACTATTCCTGCTTACACAACAAGTTTAGCTTCTACAATTAAAGGATGTGATAGTTGCCCAGCAGGATATACAGAAATTGCAGCAGGGTTTGTTTACTCTATTGCTTTAGAAGATGACGGAGCAAGTTTAGTAACTACAATTGATGATTTACCAGGATATGTAGCTTCTTCAGCAGTTAAAATTGGTGGTTCGGTTGCAGGTGTAGGAACATACACAGTGGTGGTAACAGCAGAGTTAACAGATGCACAAATTACAACATTCAGAGCTATTTCAGCACCAGCTTCAACAGCGGTATTTGATTTAGCAGGAGAAGTTCAAGCAGTTTGTTCTAATGCAACTACAGTTTCTACTGCATGGGTATTAGGAGATATTTGTCAGTCAACTACTAAAGCATATACAATCACAATTGCAGATGACGAGTGTGGTGGAAATATCTTAGCAGATTTACAAGAAGCTTATCCTGATTTAACAATTGCAATTGATACAGTTAACTTGTCAAGAACAGCAACACTAACAGGTACTTCAGGAACAGCTACAATTACAATTGGTGGTATTCCTTACGTAGCAACTTATGCAACTAGTCCAACTGTAACAGCAACTAACTTTATTACAACTAATAAGGCCGCAATTGAATTAGCGACAGGTGGAACAATCACTTCAAGTGGAGCAACAATTATTTTAGTAGCACCATCAGCAACGTACCCAGGATTCTCTATTGCAAATGCTACAGGAGATTTAGCAGGAACAGTTGCACCAGCAGTAGGATCAGGAGCACAAATAAGTTCTTTATGTCAAACCACTTACAGAACTAATGTACCAACAAATATTGTTTGCGAAGAGTGTTCAGACGAATTCAGAGGATTGTTTACAGCAGAAGCACCTAAAAACTATGGTTCAAATGTTTGGGAGACAGCTATTGATGAATACGATGCCGCAGCAAAAATGGGTATCCGTTTCAGAGGTAAACCTTTCACAATGTCTGGATCAGAAGAGTATAGAGATGATATGCCATTTTATGCAACTTCAACTCGTATTTCTGTAGCAGGTGGTCAAGCAACATATATTGCAGAGAACTGGGAATCAAGTAAATTTCCTTTCAAAGTAAAAGTATTGTCTATTGCCGCAGATCCAGAAGCATTAGGGGGTTACTTATATAACAGAGAAGATCAGGCCAGATATAACTTAGACGGTGTTGAAAGATTTGTAGGTAATAACTATGGTAAATGGTTATGGGGACAAGAGTCAAGACTTAGAGGTTTAGCGCAGTATATTCAATATACAATTACAATTAGACCTCAATTCTATTACAAATTGTTACCACATTCTTCAATTAAAACAAATCTTAATATTATTGTTGAAGTTGGTCGTCAAGCCGCAGTAGAGAACCTTATTAATCAACTTGCTTCGGCAGCTCAATTACACGCTGTACAAGCATTTGCAAAATAAATAAAATCCAATTAATGACAGAAGGAGAGAAGGTTAAAATTTTCTCTCCTTTTTTAATAAAAATTAATCAATGAATTGGATAGAATATTGGAGAGAATTTGTTTTTGTTGCGGGGTTATTAGGTGCTTGGGTTACAGGTAGAAAATCTAAAGAGATAAAACTAAAGACAGAGGGGGCGGACGCCATTTCAGCGCTTCAGCGGATTTATGATAAATATATAGAACATAATTCTGCAATAACACAAGAATTAACCTTAAGACTTAACCAAGTAGAAAGCCATAATAGAGATTTACAGAAAAATTTCAACGATATGCAAATCTCATATGCTGTTGTAGTTGGCGAAAGTAAAAAATTTGAAGCAAAATATAACTTACTTGTAAAAGAATATGAACAACTGAAAGTTGACCACGAAAAACTTAAACTAGCTTTTGATAAGTATAAAAAAGAAAACGCCCAATGAAACTAATAGATGACACTTTAAAAAATAAGGACGGAATTTGGTCTAGAAAGAGCATAATGATTCTTATTACTTTTGTTTTTGTTTTACTACTAGGGACGTTTATTGTAGTTTCAGATAAGGTACTTGATAAGCCAGTTAACATATATGCCATAGATGTATTTAATTCTCTGCTTTTATTCCTTGCTACAATGACAGGAATTGCTGAAGCGAGTAAGAAAATACTTAATAAACAAATACCACCAGAAGAGTAAATGAATAAAAACTGCGGAATATACAAAATAACATCACCTACGGGAAAAGTCTATATAGGGCAAGCAATAGATCTCCAGAGGAGAAAAGTTGACTATGGAAATCTTAAAAGAGTTGAAGGTCAACCAAGAATTTTCAGATCAATAAAAAAATATGGATTCTACACACATCAATTTGACATCATAGAATACTGTACAGAAGAAGAATTAAATTGTTCGGAACGTTTTTGGCAAGACGAATTCAATGTTATTGGAAGAAATGGCTTAAATTGTGTTCTTCAAGAATGTGGAGACAAAAAAAGAGTAATATCAGAAGAAACTAGAAAACGTAAAAGTTTAGCACAAATGGGTGATAGGAATCATTTTTATGGTAAAAATCATACACAGGAGTCTAAAAATTTAATTGGTCAGAAGAGAAAAGGATTACTGCATACAGACGAGCATAACAAAAAAATATCTCTAAGTACTCAAATGGGAAATAATCCGAGGGCTAAAAAAGTAAAAGACGTTAAAAGTGGAGAAATCTTTACTTGTATAAAAGAAGCTGCTGTAAAATTTAATATAAGTCCTGTACAATTATCTAAGTATTTAAATGGAGATTTAGAAAATCCAACAAACTTAGAGTATTTAGACAAAGATAAAAGACCAAGTGCAATTAAATTTAAGTATAAAAACATATTAGTTTTAGATTTAAATACAGGAGTATATTATTACTCTCAAAAAGAAGCCGCGATTTTATACGGAGTGCATAAAACAGATTTATCTTCAATGCTGTCTGGAAAAAAGAAAAACACAACTAGCTTAATAAAATGTTAGAATGAGTAAAATAGCAGAATTTCAAAAAGCGAATGGACTTGTAGCAGATGGGATATTGGGAAAGAAAACTTTCTCAAAAATGAAAGAAGTTTGGAAAATTAAATCTGATGAACAACTAGCTAATTTCTTAGGTCAGTTTTCGTTAGAGTCAGCAAATTTCACAAAAGACAAAGAGAATTTAAATTATTCAAAAGAAGGTTTAAAAGATTATTTTTTAAAATACTTCCCAACAGAACAGGATAGAATAAACTACGCCAGACAACCACAAAAGATAGCAAATAAAGCTTATGCAAATAGGATGGGTAATGGAAACGAATCAAGCGGAGACGGTTATAAATACCGTGGCTCAGGTGGAATTCAATTAACGGGAGCTAATAATTATAAAGAATTTTCTAAATGGATTGGGTCTAAAACAGTATTAACAACCGAAGAAATAGCAACAAAGTATTTCTGGGAAACAGGGTTATATTATTTTGAACAGAATAAATTATGGAATTTAGCTTCAAAAGTAGACGATTTAAGTATTACACAGTTAAGTAAAGCAATTAATCTTGGAAATAAAAATAGTGACAAAACTCCAAATCACTTAAAAGAAAGAATAGAGAATACAAAAAAATATTACAAACAAATAAAACAATGAAAGAATACATAGTAGCAGGAATTATATTAGTAGTTATTATCGCAGGAATAATCAAATTTAAAAAGAAAAAAGTTAAAGATAATGATAAACCTAAATCGGCTGATACGCCACTTCCAACGCCTCCAAAACCACCAACTGGTAGTATCTAGAATAACACTTTTACTATCAATAATAGTTCTATTCTTTTGCAGAAGTATAAGTGCCTATACAAGTAATTGTAATGATGATATTTGGTTTATACATTTCGTAGTAGTTGAAAGATCAGCAATGTTACTTTTATTATTATCGGTATTCAAAACTGTGAAAAAAGTTTCGTGGTTAATAGGAGAATTACTATTCTTTTTCTTAGCTCAGGATATAATAGATAGGCTGTTCTTCAATGTAAAAGAAATCAGTACAAATGACTATATAGCAATAAGTATATTAATTATAATAGCAATAATAAAATTTAAAAATAAACAAAATGACAATACCAGAACAAATAAAGAAATTATACAATTATAATTCCGCAAGCAAACTAAAAAAACTGTTTACTGATTTATATAGTAGTATTTCAAAACCTTCAGCTACAATAGCTAAAATTACACCAACAACTAATCTTCCAGCAGTAGCAGCAACATATGCAGATTTAGCGGCGGCCAGGACATCAGTAGATGCTCAAAGAACAGCTGTTGAAGCAAGACTTGATGCAATTGAAGCAAAAATAGATGAATACAATACAAAATTAAAAGCTTCTGGCACAATTTCAGAATAAACATGGACAATTATAAATTTTATAGAAAAGACAATTACATACTTCTTTCAAATGACTCTACTAAAGAAACTTTCTATGGATTTGTAAAAGAAGTTCTGGTAGACAAGTCTAACTTAAATAAAGCTCATTATAGATTCTTTAATATTAAAGATTGGAATAGTGATACACCTTTATTAATTACACAGCTTTTAGAAGAAGATGGAAGTCCTTACACTCAAATTGATTTTGAAGAATTCTATAGACAGAATACTGGAAATTTTAATGGGGGCGGGTCAGCCCCAGGAGTTCAGTCAGTTACAGGTGTTGGAGTAGATAATTCAGATCCATTAAATCCAGTTATTACAGGAGGCGGTTCGGCAAGTACTTATAATTTTGAACAACTTATACTTAATGATACATGGATTATAAGTCACAATCTTGACACTTTAAACCCTATAATTACTGTTTATGATAAAG